ACTAATCCTGATATTTTTACATTTGCCATTATTTAACCCTTGTCCAAGTTGTTCCTATTTTTTTATAAATTTTAGTTGGTATTTTCCAACTTCCTAAATGTTTTACATATGGTTGACTATTTTTCCAAGCACCTAAGTATTTAACATACATAGTACTTAAGAAATTTGATTTAGTTCCTTCTGCTGTCATAGAACTTATACCAGCATTTACTAATACAATACCTGTAATTCTAGTATCACCTGCTTCTGTAATTCTTATATCTGTACCAGTCTCTAAATCTCTGATTAAATCAGTATCATTATAACTTTTAAATTCACCATATTGTATAGTCATGGTTAAGTGCCCTTCCTATAAACTTTTTTCCAAGCACCACTTACTTTTTTATATATTACAGGTTCTTTCCAAACACCCTCATGTTTAACAAATGGTTGTGAATCTTCCCATATACCACTTACCTTAACATACATATCTGTTTCTAATGCATCAGCAACTAAAGTACTTGTTCCAGTTAAATCTGCTAATCCAAATTTAATCTTTAATGCAAAAGCACTTAATGTTCCAGTACCTGTAAAGTCTGCATAAGCTATTTGTTTAACTATACCTTCTGCTGATATAGTGCCAGTACCAGTTAAATCTGCTAGTGGCTTAGCAGTAAAGGTTTGCAAAAATGTTGCAGTCCCTGTACTTGTAAAGTTAGCATGACCAAACTGTGTTCTTACACCTACAGATAACTTACTAGCTACTGCTTGTAAATCTGCAAGAGCTACTTGTGTATGTGATGGTACTACACTTATTGTAGCTGTACCAGTTAAATCACCTTCACCAAAAAACACTTTTCTACCTAAAGCAGTCATACTACCACTACCTGTTAGGTCTGATAATCCTAAAGCTACTAAATCACCATCTGCAGATATAGTACCTGTACCTGTTAATCCAGATTCTGCATTGTGTATTCTTATACCTACTGAAGCTAATGTGCCTGTACCAGTAAGTGTTGCTAATGCTAAAGATGTAGCATTTGCATTTCCACTTAATGTACCAGTACTTGCAAGAGTAGCTTCACCTAATGTAAATCGTTCTGTTATCCGAAATACACTGGCTTCCGTAATCCTGCTGTCGCCATTTTCAAGGATTCGAAAACCGTCAGCCATGGTATATCCTTAAGCTAAGGTTAAATCGATATTACCAGCTGAAAATTCTAATGTATCACCATCAGCAATTGTTTTAGATGCTGTCATGTTACCATGCCATAACAAGTTTCCACCTGATACTGCATCAAAAATACCAATAGCTACTACAGTACCAAAAGCAGCTCCTGAAGCTGTCCATGATACATCACCTGTGTTAGATGTAGTTCCTGCTCCTGAAGTTGCTGCTGCAAATGCTACAGTCTGTCTAGCATACCCACCACCTGAAACTTCTGTACCACCACCTGAATCACTTGGTGCTACTGTATATAATGCTACATACCAAGCTGTAGGACGAGTAACAGAACCTGTTGTCATCGAATAGTCTAGTAATAGCTTTTCTGCATAATCCGATAAAGCTGCCATTTATTATTTCTCCTTAAGTTACTTTAAACCAGATATCACCATCTGAACCACCAGAAGGAGAGTCTGTACTAATTGTTACCCTATCAATTAAAGCTAGGTAATTGTCATATAGGGTTTGCATTGATGCTAAATAATCTACCCCGTTTATAGTAAAGTCACCAGTCACTGTTATATCTTTAACATTATTGATGTCATTACTATTCATGTCGAGGTCATTCTGCATGGAGTTAGGTTCACCAGACGGATTATCTCGATATAATACTTTTTGTTGGAACTCGTTTTCTATTGCGGTAAATGTAGTATTAAATGTTGTATTACTAGCATAACCAGATGATATGGTAGGTAGGTCTATTTTAGCCACGTTTTTTCCTCTTTGATTCTTTCTTTAAATTAGTCTTAGCTGCAACCTTACGTAGGTTCTTTTTAGTATTGTTTCTAGGGTTATTATCCTTATGGTCTACTTGACGAGGGTCTCCCTTCTTAAGACCAGCTTTCTTTCTAGCTGCATTGCGTGAAGCTCTATCTTTAACTCTACCAGGTTTCTTTTTCTTTTCCCAGTTTAATTCTTTTTTGTAATCTCTTTTACCTTTAGTTTGATAAGGCATTATACTTTTTGATATGGAAGTAACATATCATCATTCTGTACTTCTGTATTTACTGAGCCCACTAGTCCTGCTTGTGCACTTCCTGCTACACCTGGATTTGATGCTGTTCCTAAACTACCTACTGTTCCACGATTAGCTCCTTTACCTGGTGTTTCCTTAGGTGCTGTTGCTGCTGTTGTTACTGTTGCTGCTGCAGGTTGTACGTATTCAACCTTTGTCATTATTGATGCATCATATCCAATAATTTCAGTTTTAAATGGTGTCTTTCTGGCTGTTCTACCATTTGTATTTTTAACTTGTCCATATACAGGAGTAGCTGAAAGGTACCCAGCTCTTTTTAATTTAGTTTCTGTTGTTCCTCTACCTCTCATCCATGAAGTATCTACTCGATAAGTCATTGGTTCCATTTTAAACGTACTAGCCATTATTATTTACACCTTTTGATATGGAAGTAGTACATCATCATTTTGTACTTCCGTGTTAACTGAACCAACCAGCCCAGCTTCAGCGTTTCCAGCAATACCTGCTCCTGAAGATGCCCCTAGACTACCTACTGCACCTTTGTTAGCTCCTGTACCTGGTACTTCTTTTGCTATTTGTTGTACTGGTTCTTCTTTAGGTGCTGCTTTTGCTATTTGTTGTACTTGTGGTTGTACTTGTGGTAATTCAAAACTTTGTTTTGCTACTGCTGCTGCAGGACCACCCATATTAGATTGTAAAGCTCTAGCTGCAACAGACCCTGGTTTAGGTGCATTAACTGCTCCAGGTTGTCTATCTACTCTCCAAGGACTTTGTGCTCCCATAGTTCCATCTAATTGTCTAAAAAGCATTACCATACTAAACTCCTGTGTATAACGTTATTAAAAAAATTACCATTGGTGTTATTGGCATAACAGCAAGAAAAGCTAATATACTAACTATCTTTGTCATTTGCCTGTTATATAATCATCTTTCTTATTATAGAAAGGAGATTTACCTTTTTTTATTCTTTTCTTTGCTTGTTTAAGAGAAGCAATCTGTTGTGATACAGAGACTTTTCCTGTTACTTGTATATAATTAGCTTCTATAGGATTTATGTTTTTAGTGATTGCTGGTCTATATGTATCACCACCTTTACCACCTGGTCTTCCTATACTATACTCTGTCATTGTTCTAGGCTGATTTGGCTTACGTATCTGTGCAAATCCTTTACCTTTCTTAGTTCCATCTAATCTTAGATTGTTAGGTATCTTACCTCCAGAAGGAGAGTTGTATAATCTTTTTACTCTAGTCTTTGCCATTGACAACTTTTAAACCTATTCGTTCTAAGTCTGCCTGTCTATCTTTAGCAGCCTTTACATCTGTCTTTAATTCTCTTTCTATCTCTTCCTTGCTAGGTCTTCCTGCTCTTTTAGCATAACCTTTCTCTACAAGGTACTTAGCAGCCTGTAATCCCTTTGGGTCATTATCTAGACTGTGCATTATAATAGACTTGATACCTTTAGCCTTAAGACGAATATCTATTTCATCTCTCCAAACCTGTATCATATCTTTAATTGCTGGTGTTGTGTCATTACACAACTTTATCCAGTGGTCCCAAGAACCGAGATGTTCCATTGCGAAATCATACTCAGCCCCTGGTACGTGGTCATACGCCATATAAAGCTTTTTTAGAGAAGGATAGGTAATATCTCCTTTAACCAAGTCATAGTCTTTCATGCACCAGATTGGTTCCATAGACTCATCTCTCATCTCCCAGAATAGGGATTGAGTTCTATACCTGCCCATCTTGTCTTTATATGGTTTATTCATAAATTACTTGTTAAGTACGTACATTGTTACTTCAAATCCGAAACGCATTTCTACTGCTTCTGGTTTTGTCCACATAGTGTTCTCCTAATAGAGTTTGTTAAGAAAACAAGTTCTGATAAGAAACCAGATGGTTAAGTTATCATTGATGTTATATTATAACATGATACCCTTGATACAATCATAAAGTAACTAAAACTAAAACTATATCAAGTAATACATGTTACTTATACTAATATTATATCATAAAAAATAACAAAAGTCAATACCTAATTACAAGTATTTACTAAAATAGTTAAATTATTTACATAATTAACATAATTACCCCTTTCCCTAACTGATAATTTCTGTGAGATATTTATTTCTTGCAGTTCATTTATATCAACTACTGCCTTAGACCCCCTGGTGGGGGTCAATTATTACGTCTTTCTTACGAAAGGGTAATAATTATCATTCTACCACGATAAAACTGTGGGAATGATGGCAGTCATTCATTCGTTGTATTACAATATACAATACTATATCTCCCCTATGTTATTGAATACTATACATATTATACTCCTTACATATGATTAAATAATATACATATGTTAAGTATTCTATTTAGATTGTATTGCGCTTGTTGCAATAACTCTAACTAATCAGACATAACCCAAAAGCGTCTAATAAGTTAGAGCAAATCGTAACGATAAACCTGTTACGATAACTGCACCATATTTCCTCGGTGAAGAATCCCAACGCTAGCGGTGCTACCGTGGGAGCTAACTACATCCCAGCTCTGGCTCGAGCTGGTATTGCGAATTCTTCTTTCTCAGAAATACTACAATCACCCGCTCGGTTGCCGCGTGGCGCACACACACAAAACCATAGTAGCAGGCACGCTCTTATTGTAAAATCAACCTGATAAATCAGGGACGCAAGCGTCGATTTGACAAACGGCTACCACCTGCTTTTGTGTGGGTGTGTGTGTAACTACACATACATTTATTTTAATTTTATAAGGATATACAAAAATGTATACACATGATTTCATAGAACTACACAATCCAGATACTGGTCATTCAATGATTGCTGAAGAGCATACTGATGAGTTATTCTTTCAAGGTTATCGCTTTGTAAGATATGTTCCTAACTCACAAGTTGACTATCCAGAAGTATATGCATCTCAACAAGATGCGGCTGATGAGAGACTGGCTAACTGTGCATCTGACCCAATGATACGGGTTACCGAAGAACGTATATCTGGCGAGAGTATGTATCATCAGCCAGTAGAAATATGGTAATGATTACGGAAATGAACTCCCTGTCAAGTGTGCAGGGAGTTAATTACCTGTTATATAAATTTTTAATTAAATAAGGAGTATTACAAATGGCTACAAATAACAATAATGATTTTCTTGATATGCTTAATGACACAGTAAACAATGGTGGTTATACAGCACAATCAGGTAGAACATATGCACCATCAACAAAAGTTCAAACAGTTAAACTTGAGGCTTTACTTCGCAACATCAAGTATAGATTTGCAAATGGTTCAGACATATGCATGGATGGTTTAGCAGAACTTGCTAAAGTAAACAGTGCAATAGAATCATTAAAGAAAGTGTGTGCAGAGTTTGAAGCTAGCGAGAAAGAACTTCGCCAAGCTAGACAAGCTAAACAAGAGAGTTACAACAATCATCCAACGATTGAACAAACTCCTAGTTCAGCAGTTACACCAAACATAGGTTCATAATAAATCAGGGGGTAGGCAGAAATGCTTACTCCCTTTTTTTATTGCGTAAACGCTTTTTGTAAGAGACACAAAAAGCTTGGCAAAAAAGTCTATGCTCTTCGTATATAGTAATGGTCGGTCATATTAAACGACTATCGGGAGTGTAAACTATCAGTCTGTTAATCAACATGCGGAGTTATTATGAAATGGTATAATTTAGGTTATGGTATAGGTGCAGTCAATACTGATGAGCTTAATACTATATATTGTCAAGAGTTCTATATTATGTTTGGCAAATTGCCTCAACCAAGCAACATGAGTCGTCCTGTATTGTTAAACGAAATACGTAAGCTTCAACAATACAACATGCGTTCCTCGGCTCGTCCCTCGTGAGAGCCTCGTCTCTTTTTTTATTAATTACATGGAGTATGTTATGATAATCAAAAATGTAACAAACAATCTATTTGATGTCTTCTGGAAAGATGGCTGGGATAATTGTGTTCGTGTTAAGAAAATAGGTTCAGACTTTAGAGTAGTCAAAGCATTCAAACGACCACCTAAAGATGTCTTTCAATTTATCAAGAGGACTTGTCAATGAAAGCAATTACACATGTAACATTTAAAAATACTTATACTGTTACTGACCCTAATTCATTAGTCAAGCAAAATGAGTTTCTAAATATTACAGATGATTTATATATCATTCGTTCTACTTACAAACGTAAAATTTATGTAGGTAGAAGTGAAGAACATCCAAATGGATATGATTATGAATATGAACCTGCTTTTAAGCTTATGTCTAAAAAGTATTCAGAAAATTTAGCTGAACAAGGTGAGTATGATAGGTGTTTAGTAGTATGGAATGATGAACAGATTTGGAACTTTCGTTATACAGAAGTAGATATATACTGTAAAGATTTACTAACTCGTAGACATTCTGATAGTCGTGCTATGTTTGACGCATTGTATTACACACTTAATCCATTACAAATGCGTTACAATGATGGTAGATTAAAGTCAGGCTTTAAGAATCATCTTAAGCGTAGACTTAATGGTTTTGCTCAAGGTAGTAAAATAACAAATGTTATGCTTAAAGAATTACAAAATGAAATGCAACAATCTATTATTCAAGATGATATGTTTAATCCTAATTTATTAGACAGTATGCGTATGTTTCTTGATAATGATGTTAACTTAGAACAATGTCCATTTACTAAAGAAATAAATATCAGAAGTAACATGGTTAGATTTAGGTTATCAGGTGTTCAAACATATTGTCAAGGAACAATGTCTTCTGATGATATTCTAGCTTTCGGATATGAATATGACCCAGACAATCATACATTCTTAAAAGAAAATGAGATAATGATTGATGGTTCATGTTATGATAGTCGTGAAGTCAAAGTTGTTAGATGCACTGAATGTAATGTTAAATGTGTTGATACAGAAACAGTTGATGGTGCATGTGTTGATTGTTGTGGTCGTGACTATCGTGTTCATAACTATACTCACAGAGTAGAGGAAACACTTGGCTTTGATAGACAAAAACTTAAGTCAGAACCTTATCTTGGTATTGAGATGGAGTTCCAAGTAGACAAGCGTAAAGCTGGTCGATTGTATGTAGGTAATACAATGTTTGGTCATGCTCTCATGAAAGATGATGGTAGTATAACTAATGGCTTTGAGTTAGTGTCTAGACCAGCAGGATATACAACACATCTAGCACGATACGATTCATTCTTGACTGACTTACCAGAGTATATACATCCACATAAATCATGTGGTATGCATGTACACATTAGTCGTAAAGCATTTACATATCTAGGTGCTGGCAAGCTTGTTGAGTTTATGAATCGTGAAGACAATAAAGACTTTGTTAAACTAATAGCAGGTCGTGGTACTACAAATTATCAAAATCGTGATAATAACTATGACAAGTATACACCCTATCAACAAGCAGTTAAAGATAGATATGTTGGAAGGTATAACTTTGTTAACCTTAACAACAAAAAAACAATTGAATTGCGTATCTTTGCAACACCAGCTAACAAGTTAGAGTTCAACATACGCATGCAATTTGTAAAAGCAATGATTGAGTATTGCAAACCAGCAATACATAGTGTATCATTGGAGCAACAAACATACTTTAAATCTTTCGTAACATGGTTAGACAACACTAAGAAAGACTTTAAAGAATTACATAACTATATTAAGGAGTCAACAATATGTGCATAGCAATAATGAAATCAGAAAACAAAAAGATTAGTAAGTCTACATTACAAAGATGTTATGATGCTAATCCAGATGGTGCAGGCTTTATGTTTGCAGAAAACAAAGAACTGACTGTAAAAAAAGGTTACTTTACATTCAAAGAATTTTACAAGGAATATAAACCACATGAGAACAAACAAGTACTTCTACACTTTCGTATTAAAACGCACGGTCCAATTGATAAAGACAATTGCCATCCGTTCCTTGTTAATAGTGGTCTTGGCTTTATTCATAATGGTATCATCTCTGGTTACGGTGACAATAAAGAATCAGATACAATCCAATTCAACAACAGTATCCTTAAAAAGATAGTAGCTAAACATGGCAACATGGGATTGTTTGATGACCCAATGGTTGAGCTTATTGAAAATGTAATCGGCTATAGTAAGCTAGTCTTCCTAGATAGACATGGTAACTATCGTATCATGAATGAACAAAAAGGTTCATGGCATGATGGTGTATGGTATAGTAATAGTAGTTGGAAGAAACCTGAACCAGTTACATATCCATATATGAATTATGGTAAGCAAGGTACGCATCGCTCTTCGCTGCCCGTGGCAGCCAAGGACTCCTGCTCCCTCGCCTCTGGTGATTGGGTAGTATGTAATGAAGACTATGACTATGGTATAGGTGATGACACAGTAACTATTAAAAAAGGTGAATGGGTTGAAGTAGAAAATATAAACAGTAAAAGTAAAACTTGTACACTAATTACTGGTGAATACATGAACCCTACTATCTTTACTAAAGTTCCTTTATCTATAGTAGAATCATGGGAAGATGCTGACTCTTATAGTTACAATAAGTCGTTTGACTTTTAATTAATAGTATGGTATAATATTTATATAAGGAGTAAATTATGTTAACATGGTATATAGTAGTAGAAAATGAAGCGGGTGATAAAATAGAACTACGAGATGTTCCGAAGGATGTTGAAGTAGTTGTTGATGAATATGTAAATGATTTTGAGGGGAATTAATATGTATGATAAAGAAAGAGATATGAATCCACCTGAACCAAGAGAACAACATGAACCAGATGTAGATGCTATTGGTGATGAGATGTGGTTGCGTAAGAAAGAAGAAGAAGAAGAAAGACAACAGCAGATAATAGAATCATGCTGTCAACTAGGAGATGTAAAATGAAACTAGAAACACTTACATTAATAGCTGGACTATTCTTTGTATGTACTATGTATGTACAAGCAGAAACAGTGTATACACCTGATGGTACATATACATGCACTGTATATGATGACGGCACAAGGATTTGTTTCTAATGCGATGTCGTGCATGTGATAAAAATCTATCTGACTTTGAGTCTACTCGTAAACATCACGAATCAGGTGAGTTTGTAGACCTATGTAACAAATGCTTTAGTACTATACAAAGTGATGTTAATGACATTGATGAGCGAGAAGATTTGCGTCATGTAGATGATGAATATGACGAGTAAGTTTATAAAGCTAGGACCTTGCCCTCACTGTGGTTCTAGTGATGCCAGGGGTGAGTATGCTGACAATTATTATTGTTTTAGTTGTAGTAAATACGATAAGAAATCTGACACTGCATCGTTGAGAGAGCGTATCAAACAGCGAACGAAACAACATGTCGCTAATAGTATTGGTCTCATTGATACAGTAAAAGAGATACCTCGTACTGCTATGCAATGGTTACTAAAGTATAACATTACACCTCAAGAAATAAAACAATATGGTATTGCTTGGTGTATGAACAGACAGTTACTTGTCTTGATACAAAACACAGGCTATTGGCAAGCCCGTAACTTTGGCTTTGGTAACATGAAGTATATGTCTCAAGGTATAAAACCTCTTGAGATATATGGTGAAGGTAAAATAATAGTTGCAGTAGAAGATGTACTGTCTGCAATTAAAATAGCTAGATGTAGAAATGAAGGTTTCTGTGCTACACCTTTGCTTGGCTCCTCTATGAGCAAGCAAGTTGTCGCCCAGTTATCTAAGCAATATGACACAGTACATATATGGTTAGATAGAGATAAGGCTAAACAATCTATACGTATAAGAAACAATCTGCGTGAAGCAGGTGTAACTAGCAAAGCTATCATCAGTGCGCTAGACCCTAAAGAGTATAACAAAGAGGAGATATTAAAATGGTTGAAGAGTTAATCATCAAGCTGTTCATGACAGAACGAACGGCATACGATAGATTCTACAAACATCTAAACTTAAGTTATATTAAAACTAACTTTGTTAGTTTATATAAATTGTTTATGGTAATTCATAGTTACTATGAGAAGTCTGACAAGACTTCAATGAGTAAGAGTGATTTAGAATTAGCATATCATAGTAGTTATCTACTAGAAGATAGTGAACGCAATGAACTATCAGACCTATTAGATAGAATACTAGAGCTTGAGTTGACAGAACAAAATGTGTATGCATATCTTAATGCACACAAACAGCGATGTATTGCAGGCGAAGTGGCTAAACTTGCATTAGATGTAGAAGATGGTACGGCTAAAGTAGAAGAGTTACTAAATAAATTTAATGAATTAGAACATGAAGATACAGAAACAGAAGAGGCTACTCCTGTTAACATGGACTTACATGAAATATATGAATCGCAAATCCAAACGCCTGGACTACGATGGCGTTTAGATTGGCTCAACAAATCACTAGGTTCTTTACGCAAAGGTGACTTTGGTTTTATCTTTGCTAGACCAGAGACAGGTAAGACTACCTTCTTAGCATCAGAGATGACCCATATGGTATCACAAACTGATGGTGATATACTCTGGTTTAACAACGAAGAACAGGGTAAGAAAGTAGCAGTCAGATGTTTCCAAGCCCTGTTTGGTTTAACTAACAAAGAATTGTTTAATGATAAAGAAAACAATGCTAATGAATATAAAGAACAAGTTGGCAATAGGATTAAAATATATGACTATGAAGATAGTAGTAGTACTAGTCGTATTGAATCTATCATTAAGAATACTAATCCAGCCTTAATAATCTTTGACCAGATAGATAAAGTACGTGGTTTTAAAAGTGATAGGTATGACCTTGAACTTAAGAAGTTATACCAATGGGCTAGAGAAATGGCTAAGCTATATGCACCAGTCATTGCAGTATCTCAAGCAGGTGGTACTGGTGAAGGTAAAGTATGGTTAACAATGGATGATGTAGACAGCAGCAAGACTGCAAAGCAAGGTGAAGCTGACTGGATACTTGGTATTGGTAAAGAACAAGATAACACTAGCAACATGAGATATTTAAACATCAGTAAAAATAAACTGTTAGGTGATGAAGATACATTACCTGACCTACGTCATGGCAATCAACAAGTCATGATTAAACCTAACATAGCGAGGTATGAAGAACTATGAGCTACTTAGTATTAGATGTAGAAACAACTATTAGTAACAAAGGTAATCCATTTGATAAAAGCAACAAGCTATGCATGGTTGGGTTGCTTACACCTGAAGAGTATGTAGTATATGATATAGAATACTCCGTTGACCCCTACAAGGAATCACTAGAACGAATCCAATTAGCCGTGGATAAGTGCGATGTGCTTGTAGGGTTTAACATAAAGTTTGACTTGCATTGGCTACGCAGGTATGGTATTGACTTCACAGGTAAACGTATCTGGGATTGTCAAGTAGTAGAGTATATATTATCTAATCAAGAGTTAGCTTACCCATCACTCAATGGTACAGCAGAGTATTATGAGCTGGGTAGTAAGCTTGATGAAGTTAAAGAAAACTACTGGAAGAATGGTATTGATACAGACAAAGTACCACGAGAAATACTTGCTGACTACCTTAAGCAAGATGTAGAACTAACAGAGAAAGTAATGAAAAAACAAATGGAAAGAATCAATGACCTTCCTCATATGAAGCGATTGATATCTTTACAAAATCAAGACGTACTTGTCCTACAAGAAATGGAATTCAATGGTATGATATACGACTATGATAAATCTAAAGTATTAGGAGATGAATTACATGAACAAATCAGCAAACTTAATAAGAAGTTGTATGACTATCATTCTTACGATAGTTTTAATCCCAATTCTGGGGAGCATCTTTCTGCTTTTCTTTATGGTGGGATTATCAAAGAGCGTTTTCAACGCCCCATCGGACATTATAAAACTGGCATACATGCAGGCGAAGTTAAGTATAAGTGGGATGAAAGAGATAAAGAATTCCAAAGACAAATAACTCCCTTGCCTAAGAGTGAACTAAAGAAAGAAGGATTCTTTAGTACTAATGAAGAAACATTACGTAAACTAAAACCTAAAACAAATGCTGGTAAAGAAATACTGGCAGCAATATTGGCACGAGCTACCATGCAAAAACGTATGACTACATACTATCATGGTGTGCCTGAACTAATTGATTCAATGAACTGGAAAGATAGTAAGATACATGGTCAGTTGAATCAATGCAGGACTAAAACAGGTAGGCTAAGCAGTAGTAGTCCCAACCTACAAAACTTTGATGGAGAGATTAAGACTCTCTTCTTATCACGATACGGAGAATAATATGACAGCATTAACTAAACAAGAAGAACGTGTATTAACTTACTTGCAGCAAAACGATGAAATAAATCCATTAAGTTCTTGGAAACATTGTGGAGTATACAGACTTGCAGCTGTAATACACCAGTTAAAAAGTAAAGGATACAATATTATATCTAGTAGAAAAAAAACACTTAATCAATTTAATGAGCAATGTAACTTTTCTACGTACAATTTAGGAGAATAACATGAGCAGAGATGATATATTAGCAGCACAAGAATATGAAATAGATTCAGCTGAGCAACAGAAAGCACAAGAAGAAGCACATCAACACTTTACAGCACATGAGTTTAGTGACATGATACTATCTCTTGGACCTAATGCAGTACTGTCATTACTTACTGATGAAGCTAGGTCTGAGCTACGTAAAAGTATCATTATACAATATAACCACAGATTAGTGGAAACATCAGGATTATAATATGATACTTAACGCAGATGCAAAAGCTCTTGAATGGGTATGTGCATCCTTCTTATCACAAGATAAGACAGCACATCAAGAAATACATGATGAGATTGACCAGCATACAGATAATCAAAATAGGTTTGGTCTACCATCTAGATTGATAGCAAAGACATTTGTCTTTAGATTAATCTATGGTGGTAGTGCATTCAGTTATGCTAATGACCCTAACTTTAAAGATATAGGTAATGAATTGTTTTGGCAAAATGTCATTGACCAATTCTATCGTAAGTATACTGGTCTTAAAGATTGGCATGATAAACTTATGTTTGATGTAAAGAAAACTAATCAACTCATCATGCCTACAGGTAGAACATACAAGTACTTACCTGAAACAAACAGTATGGGTAACGTAAAGTATCCACGCACACGAATCCTTAACTACCCAGTGCAAGGACTCGGTGCTGACCTTATGACAATAGCTCGTATTAGTTTATATAACAAGATAGCAAAGATGGATGGTGTTAAACTTATCAATACAGTACATGATTCAATCATGCTTGACTTCGACCCGAAGGTATGTTATACTAATAGTATAGTACAAATAGTTAAAGAATCATTTGAAAATGTACCAGCAAACTTTAAACATTTGTTTGGTAAAGAATTCAACCTACCCATGAGGGTTGATATACAAGTAGGAAATACATGGGGTAACTTAACTGATATATAAGGAGATTATATGCAAGTAAATGTCGTAGATGTATCAAGCTTGAACACACATCAAGCAAAGAATGGTAGACAATACCAATCAATTGAAATCATGTACAAGAATGACCAGGGTCAGGCACAGTCTAAAAAGCTAATGTCTTTCGCTAACCCTGCAGTATTCAAAGCAGCTCAAAACTGGGCAAAGGGTGATGTAATACATGTATCAACAGAGAAAGACCAGAATGGATATTGGCAATGGACAGCAGTAGGAACAGCTGACACCACTACAGACAACCGTGGTGATGATAGTTCAGCAGCAGCACCTACTCAAGCTAAAGCAGCAACCAGGGTATCAGGTAGTAACTATGAGACCAAGGATGAGCGTGCCGCTAGGCAAGTAATGATAGTCCGTCAATCGTCATTAAGTAATGCAGTTGCGACCTTAGCAATAGAAGGGAGCACAGCATCAGCTAATGATGTAATCAGTTTAGCTAAACTATATGAAGGCTATGTCTTAGGTCAACAAGAAGAAACATCTAGTATTGATGACCTAGAATCAGACATCCCATTCTAAATGAAAGCATTAATCGACCATGATTTAGTAGTGTTTAGATGTGCAGCATCTGCAGAGAATGATAGTCTTAACATAGCAATCCATCGAGTAGAAGCATTACTTGATGAGTTGCTTACTAAGACTGGAGCAGATAGCTATCGTGCATTCTTATCAGGTAAGTCTAACTTCCGTAAGACTATCTATCCTGAGTACAAAGCTAATCGTACTGCACCTAAGCCCATACATCTAGAAGCTCTACGAGAATATGCTCTAGAGAAACAGAATGCGGAACTTGCACCTGATACATTAGAGGCTGATGATGCCCTAGGCATTAATCAGACTGATGATACTATGATTGTATCATTAGATAAAGATTTACTAATGGTCCCAGGTAAACACTTTTCATGGGAGATTAATGGTAAGGGTTGGAGCAAACCCGATAAGTTCTTTACTCAAGATGTGATTGGTGGTATGAGATTATTCTTTGAGCAATGTCTCAAAGGTGATACTGCTGATAACATTAAAGGTATAGAAAAGATTGGTAATAAACGTGCCAAAGCCTTACTTGCTGATTGTGTCACGGAACAGGAGATGTTTGATACTGTCCGTGATGCATACAGTAATGATGAAGAGTTTATTATGAACGCATCAGTACTGTGGATAATGCAACATGAGGAGGATATATGGAAAAACAGGTTTAATGCCTACGTTCAAAAGTAAACTAGAAGTTAAAGCTTGGGCAGTACTCAAAAAACATTTCCCAAGTGTTAAGTATGAACCTGATGTAATAGAATACATACAACCCATCAAGTCACGGAAATATAATCCTGACTTTCGTATGGCTAAGAATGTATACATAGAAGCAAAGGGTAAGCTTGACCTAGCTACTAGACAAAAGATGGTTTGGTTTAAAGAATGTAATCCTGAAGTCACCATAATTTTCTTGTTTATGAATCCCGATAACAAGATAACCAAACGCAGCAAAACAACATACTGGCAGTGGGCTGAGAAACAAGGGTTCATGTGGCTAGACTTTAGAAAGGATTGGATAAATGATTATAAAAAACTTATCAGAAAATAAAGATGGTAGTGTTGACTTTGATTTTAAAGTTGACAAACAAGAGACAGAGTTCTTGTTATCGTTTGCTATCAAAGCTCTCATGCGTGAGGGTATAATTAAAACATCAGAAGAAGAGTTTACTGAAACAGAAATAGACCTTCCAATGGAGACAATGCAATGAAGAAACATTTAGTTATTGGAGATACCCAGGTTAAGCCTGGGATTTCCCTTTCGTACTTAACATGGATAGGTAGATACATTGTTGACAAACAACCAGATGTAATTGTAATGATTGGTGACTTTGCAGACATGCCTAGCTTATCATCCTACGATGTAGGTAAAAAATCTTTCGAAGGTAGAACATACAAAGCAGATATTAAAGCTGCTCACAAGGGCATGGAAGCATTGCTAGCACCTATGAAAGCACTTAACAAAAGACTAGCTAAAGCTAAGAAGAAGTTATATAAACCTAAGATGGTACTGACTATGGGTAACCATGAGCAGCGTATTAATACAGCCATTGAGTATGACAGAAAGCTAGATGGTCTTATATCATTTGATGATTTACAATACAAAGAAGCAGGATGGGATGTAATTCCATTCTTAGAAGTAACTAGTATTGATGGTGTTGCATACAGTCATTACTTTGCTAGTGGTGTTATGGGTAGACCAGTAACATCAGCACGTGCTTTACTTACCAAGAAGCATATGTCATGTGTAGCTGGACATCAGCAAGGACATGATATAGCATACGGTATGAGAGCAGATGGTAAACAAATGACATCTATCATCAGTGGTAGTTGTTATATGCATGATGAAGATTATTTATCTCATCAAACTAACCAACATTGGAGAGGATTGTATATGTTACATAATGTAGAGGATGGTTCATTCGATGAATGTGCAATACCATTACATT